GGCGATTTTATAGTCATTTTTGTCACTGTATGCTGACTTATATAGGTCAACCACCATTTCCACCGCCACCGTTTCCACCTCCACCGTTGCCACCGCCACCGTTTCCACCACCGTTTCCACCGTTGCCGTTACCACCGTTTCCATTGCCACCATTACCATTTCCGTTGCCATTCCCGTTTCCAGAATCAGAGCGATTGTCTCCTCTAGCAAGATACCCACCTCTACCTATGTGATATCCACCTGGTATTTTTTTGCATTTCTTTTCATCGAAACAGTAATACTTACCTGGTGGGCATCTTTTAGTTGCTGCTTCTTCTATGAATTTGTTGAAATCTTTCATGTTCATACTCTGGTTAAAACTTTGGATAATTTAAAAACTGTTGAATTTGAAGTGGTAGGAGTTCCTCTTACTCTTACACTTCCCGAATTTATATCAGCATCAAAAGTTGCAAGAGCAACACCTGTTCTGATAGTTCCGAACTCCATTATGTATACTTGAGATCCATCATGCACTATGTTTAAAGTAGTAACATGATAATTAGATCCTTGTGTAATTTGTATCTGATACTGAGCAGATCTATATGTAGCAGCAGTAAAAGTATCTATAGTGGTAGCACTTGTTGTTGTAGTAGTTTCTGTTGCTGCCTCAAATGATATAACTGGAGTTATACTTCCAGCACCAAGTTCAATTCCAGTTCTTGCTGTGACGACACCAATCGAATCAACAAAGGTAACATCATCATAAGTAACTGTTCCTGCACAGGATATATTACCTGTAACATCTAAATTACCTGTAACTACATTTATAAGAGCCGTACTTGCAATACCAACCCATTGATTGCCACCATCTGCATTATATACTAATAGTTTATTAGTTCCTGTTGTTTGATCAAAATCTACATCATCAAGATCTTTGATTGTTCCAGAACCACCACCACCAATTGTATATAATTGTTGTTGGATTCTGTTTATGAATAACTTGTAATGTTTTGCTAGATCTTCATGTGTAGCAAAATTTTGATCAGTTGGAGTAAGAGGATCTGGATTATCTTCACTTGGATCTGGTTGAATAGGTCTACGATTAACCTCTTCCTTTAAAACTTCTTGTTTGCCTTTAATTTCTTCAACTAAAATTTTGAGGAATTTTAATTCCTCTTTAAATTCATATCTTAATTGTCTTTTTGTATCTTCAATTTCATCATCATAGTATTTTACTTTAGGAAGATTATTAATCTCATCAGTTAAAGACTCAAAGTATCCAGAATATAAATCTTTATTTTCTTCATTTTCTTTATTGAATTTTTTAATATGTTCATCAATACTTTGTTTTAAGAAATTATATTTACTCATAATTTGCTTCTTCAGCAATCTGTCATCATTCTTGAATGAATGACGAGTATCATTAATTCTTAAGGCTGCTTCTCTTAATTCATCATATATTTTTTTCTTTGTTACTGTAAAGTTTTGAGTTAATTCGTTAATTTCAGTTTTAGATTCAAAACGTTTTACCTCAAGTTCTTCTGATAATTGTCTTACCTCTTCAGTGATTCTATTTCTTATGGAATCTGCATTGTCTGCAACTTTAATGAAATCATCATCAATTACACTAAACTGTTTACCTATCCATGAGAAATCAGGAACCTCATTTACTTCGTTTACCCATTTAGGAAACTTAGGAATAGATTCTCTTAATAGCTCAATTTCATCTTTTATAGAGGCTAAATCACCTTCATAGTGTCGGATTTCTGGAAGACTCTTGAGACTACTTTCGAGACGTTCAATTTGGTCATCATAATACCGTATCTCTGGTATCTCCGCAGCGTTTGTACGTACTTCATCTTTTAATTCATCAATTAATCCACATATTGCTTCTATCTCTTCATCATATGTTTTCTGTTCAGGAACTTCAGGAATACTTTTTTTAACTTCTTCAATATACTCGGTTAGTTCTTCTAACTGTTCATCATAATATTTTATTTCTGGTATATCTGGTATGTCTTCTCTAACGTCGTTTACTAGACGCACAAATTCTGTATACTGTTCTTCAATAGAACATGGTGCAGTATCTACAGGTTCCTCTTTATCACTTTGTCTTATTGCATCCGCTATCTCTTCTTCAGGCCTCGGAGGTTCTATAAACTCATCCACGGAGGGTAATTTTTCTTCAGTTATAAGGTCATCTACAGATGGTAATTCTGGATAGAATTCATCTAT